TTATTCCGAGGGGAGATCTACCCATGTGTAGGTGTGGCCTGTTGCCGGGATTATTTTCTCCAAAAGATCCTGTAATGACATTGCTATCGAAGCGGTGTTCACGCATGGGTGGCATGCATACGTGCCTGTATCAGCCAGATCCTTGTCAATAATAAGTCGTACACGGTGATCTTTGTCGTGTATAAGTCCCATAGGCGATACTGCGCCGGGTGAGATATGCAACAGATCCATCATAGCATCGGATGAAGCAAATGAAAGACGGGCACATCCGAGCTGTGATGACAGATATTTGGTTTTAAACGGCTTTCCGGCCGGAATCATGAGGAGATAGAACTGTGTCTGTTGTTTGTTGGTAAGAAAAAGATTTTTGAAAACTGGTGCTCCGATTGCCTCGCGCACTCTCTCGCATTCTTCCATCGTGAAAGCTGCTTGATGACACAGTGTTGTGTATGTCACGCCTATTTTGTCGAGAAAATCATATACCTGTATTTCAGCGTCTGTGCGTGTGTCATCGCCGTTGTCGGTCGGCCGTCCATTGTATTTTGATATGGGTTGATCCATGATCGTGATTCTGTGGTTTAATAGGTATGTCTGGATAATGTTCTCAAGTTTTATCAGACATCAGCAATTTTTTTCATTGCCGTTTCTACTTATTCCTGATGCTCTCCTTAAAAGCTTTCAGTTTTTGTGGCTGAGAAAAATCAAAACTATCAGGATCGATGTTTAGTGATTTTTTGAAGTAAACCATTACATCTTTTCAAGACTTTATGTGTTCGTCTATTTCCTCAACTGTACCACTGATGTGAGTATCTGTGTTTGTTCCAAGTTTGCTTCCGAATACACATATAAGTAAATCACTTTTGGCAACGACCACATCATCTATTATCTTCTGTGTATGTTTTCCAGTTAAAGGGTAAGAGTCATTATTCCAGTGTGTTGGTGCTAACACAACCCCGTTTTTCTCTGAATGGAGATGGTTCCAGCCGTGAACAATATCAAAAAAGATATCACGTTCATCAACTATGTCAGATGGTGAACCAAACATTATTTTATAAACATTTGCGTTGTACATAATCAAATACTCTACCGTTAAATTTATTCTTTGCAGTATTGCTTTATTTGAGATACTTATCCAAAATGGCTTGCTTTTTTTCTGCGCTACTATCTATTATATTTTGTAAAGATATGCACTCTCTTTCTAAAGCGTCAATAGTTTCAACTAAAAGCCGTTGGTCTTTAAGGGGCTGTAGTGGAATGGAAAAAGACTCTATATCATTTTTGTTTATACTTGGATAAGAACCTTTAGGCATTGCTGTTTTCATTTGTGCCATTAAATCATCTGAATACATGAAAAGATAATATACATATTTACTTAGCAATTTTTCCTGGTTGGCACTTTGAATAATTGCAAATCCTGTGGAAAAAATTGTATCTTCAAGGTTCTCATTAACATATGCAAAACCACGAAGGTAAGGTCTGACTGTAGAAACAACTACCGAATCCGCAAATACGATTCTTCTTGCTCTTGAAGGAGCATTCTGTCCTATAATCTTCTTATTTGCTATGATTTTTCCCGTTCCGTTTTCTATAGAATCAATATCAATATATGCAAATTCTTTATCTGGAGTCTCCAATGGGTTTATAGAATTTTGATTTATGATACAATTTGCCCCTACCGTTTCTTTGTTAGCTTGAAGTGAGTTTACAGACTTTATTATTTCTGCTTTTATTTTCTCAATACGCAGGCGGGTGTCTTGGCACTCTTTGTCTATGGCTTCGCAAGCACCAACAATTTGTTGTTGTATCGGTAATGGAGGTAATTGAATTTTTAAGAGCCCAAGATTCGCGGCAGATATTGATGGAGGATTTGCATTAGACGCAATATTGCTTAATTTTACGTTACATATAAAATAATAGTATAGGTATTGATTGATTACGATATTGCAATCTTTTGAAATTACCCCCATTGTATTATTATCCACGAGAGCATCTCTGCTAAGTATCCTTTTTTTATTTGTGTGTATTGTCATTCCAACTTTTGGGAAGACTATAGTTTCAGCATTAAAAATCTTGGCATTGTTCAATTCATCTTTTACAACTTGCATTGAAATGTAATTAGCCGAATCAGCCATGTAGATTTCATTGCCTATTGAATTCATATCTGATACCTTGTATGGGGCATAAAACGAAGCGATTTGTTTGTTGGTCGGGCAAATGATGTTAAACGATTTGCAGTTCAATAGGTTAGGTGGCTATCTGAAAAATGAAGCGATATTTCCAAGCGGTTTTTCTTTTACATGGTTCTTACATCAGCTTTACAAAATGGGGCTGTTTGGGGCGAAAACGCCTCGGTTTCTTTACATCGCCTGTGCAATTTGTGTATAAATGGGCTTGGATGGCACTTTGTTGGCGTGTGCGTGCCTTTTTATCCAAATAGGAGGTCTTTTGAAGTGTAGGCGATCTATGGTATATTGATCGCATTTTTTTGCCCCAGTTTCTAAAATTTTTCTCAAAAATATTCCAAATAATCACTATTTGGAATATTTTGGCTATTTTTGTTGCTGTAATGAGCAAGATTATACATGTACATCTTATATGCCCGATAGTGGGTGAAAAACAGCGGGACTGGTACTTTGCCAGTATCTCTGCGGTGTATTCTGTCTTGACACCGGAACAAGTAGGAGCATCCAAGAGCTATCTGCTCCATGCTGGGCTGTCAGATAATGGCACGGTGATAACTAAAAGGGCTATAATTAAGCAGTCTACGCTTATTAGAGGCAGTAGGACGGGCTGAATGATTAATGATAAAATAACGCCGTTATAACAACCTTCGTGCGTTATTCATTTCAATGCTGTGGGGAGCGATTTTCGCTCCCCTTTTTTGTGCCTTTTGAGTTTAGGGTTACATTTAGGGTTATAGTTTAGGGTTACACTTAAATATCGTTTAGGGTTACATTTAGGGTTACATTTCCCATTTTTTCAAGGTTTGTATTTCATAGGATAATAACACATATAATCATTATAACCTCAAAATATCGCAAAATTATTATAGGAAAATCCCCCGATTGTTTTAGTGTGTTTGTGTGTTGTAAATAGCTGTATTATAGTTTGTTATACTTTTTGTGCCTTGAAAAGCCCATAAGCTTGCGTGTGTGCGTTAAAAAGAGGCTATCATGCGTATTTGCATGTAAGCCGTGTGGTGTTATTCAAGGTGTATTACCCCGACCACACGGGCTATCCCGACGATTTCATCTTTGGGGATGTCGAAAGGGTCGTATTCGTGGTTATCTGATACAGCCAGCAAACAATCTTTCTCCATGCTTTTGCGTAGGCGCTTTACGATTAGTCCTTGTTCGCGTGTTGCAATCAGGTGCGGCTTGTTCCATTGGATAAACTGTGAGTTGTGTATTATGGAGCATGCTATAATATCGCCGGGGTATAGGCGAGGTATCATGGAGTCGCCGATTACTTCAATCATAAAGTCCACACCAAGATGTCTGAATTTTGGTATAACGTAGTAGGCAAGTACATCTTTTTCCTTTATGGTGAAATGTTCATTGGCGAATCCTCCGACAGCTCTTTCTGAAACTAAGGGGATTGCGCCCTTGTCTTTTTTGGTCGTTTCGGTAAGTGATTCAAAGTAGGTTTCATTTCCGCTATGGGTAGAAATAAGTTTTTCTTTTTTTGTTATGGCAGCGGGCTTTTGAGTCTGCTCTTTAAGCATATTGCCATTACCTGTAATGAGCCACTCTATATTTATTTCCGCAATTGCGGAAACTTTTTCTAAAACTTCAAAAGAGGGCTTCCCCTGTCTTTTACCTACTATATTATCCACAACAGAAGGTGTTACCCCAACTGCTGATGCAAAGGCACTTTTGTTTCCCTTAAACAGGGTTGTAATTATCTGATTAAAACGTCCATTAATATCCATGTTGCATTAAAATTTACGTAAATGCGGAATTTTCTCGCTGAAAAATTTTCTATTTCCGCAAATGCGTATTATCTTTGCGGTGTGGTTAAGATGTTACCACCGCGCCAAAGATACAAAAAAGGCGCGAGATTAGCGAATTTTAAAACTATTGAATATGCAAACGACAGACGAAATAAAAGAATGGCAGACGCAAAGTGTGAAGCACAAGGTTGCCGGAGTCCTGATGATGGACGGTGTTTCATTCCGCTACGATGAGGAGAACGGTATAACGTTCACGGCCCCGGAATTCTATGTAGAAAAGCTGAAATATCGACTTGTCACGGTTTTTGGCTGTTCTGTAAAACCGATTATAAACGAAATAAATAAATAACCATGAATGAGGCAAAGACAAACCAAGAGGAGGTTCTTAAAATCTTCAAATCTGAGTATGAGGGTATTTTACGCCGTTACGAGCGTGACGTGGAGAGGTATGCCCTCAAGATGAACGAGAACTACGAACAGTTTTTCTGTTGGCACGGAGGGACAATGTATAAGATCCAAATAAACCTCAAGGCCATACGTGAACTCCGGCATCTGACAAGCTGGGATAGCACAGACAAAATAAAGATGGCACTGGAAAACCATATCAGGAATATAGAACTGACCTTGATTGAAGGCAGCCAGTATCCGACAAGTACAAACCTTCTCCACAATGTGGCGGACGTTCTCGGGAGGGAAGCCAAACAGCGGCTCAGGGAGGACCTCCAGAGGCTGCTTTATACGATAACTTATAAATGATGGAATATGAAAGCAATAAAAGTGGAAGTTCCGGAGCATGAGTGGGACAAGGTAGGCCCTTTCGTGGAGTATATAAACGATGATGACGTTGTGGCATACCAGACAAGTCGTACGGAATTTATTGTGGTGGCACAAGGCGAATGCTCGATGGCACGTGTGGATGCCCTGATTGCCGCGAGACTTGATGACGAAACGCTGATTACCCATATCAGGAAATAAGAGGGTTAGGCCCAAGAGAGGGCGATCCTGTGGCATGGAGCCACGAAAGCCGAAAGGCACAAACATTTGAACCTCCGGTGTCGCCAAATACGCCGGAGGAATCGGGCGGCAGGTTTAGAAGGCTGAAACACTGCGGAGGTGCACCTATGCAGAGAGGCGGGTTCGACTCCCGTGCCGTCCACCAATAATCAATATTTAAAATAACGACTATGGCGAAGAACTACATTAAACCGGACCCGGACAAACAACTGAACAGGCGTTTGCGGGCGGCGTTGGGGTCGATACTCCATACACAAACAGCGGTCAAGGCCGCGCTGGATCAAGCCGAAGGGTTCATGACCGAAGAGGAACTGGCAAACTCGCGTGCATACTGCTCCCTCTGCAGCTATGACGCACAGTGTGAAGAAATATTCATGACTCTTTGCCGGGAATTAGGCAACCAACCTCAGCAACAATAAAACATATCGGATATGAAGAAGCAGATTTTGACAGACAACGAAACCAAGACTTTCCTCATGAAGGCATTTGGGTGCTCCCGTCAGCAAGTGTGGAGAGCCCTCAATTTCGAGCGCAACAGCGACAAGGCGCAACGTATCCGTCGACTGGCCCTGCAGCGCGGTGGCAAACTGACAGAAGGCTATACGCCTGAATGTGAGACGACCCATCAGACGGCAGACCGCACCATGACTCAGACGTTCGGTCACCGCGTGAAGATAGTTGCCGATTTCGGCAGCAGCGAGGTTGTGGTTATGGTTGACGGCGTAAAGAAGAACAGTTACAAGAACCTGAGTATACCCGAGTTCATGCAGCTTCAGAACGAGGTTGAGCAAATGGCGGCAACACTCTAACTGATAAAAACAATGGAGTATTACGGAAAGATAGCCTGTATTTCCTATGTGGATCTGATCCGGGAACCTGACCCGATTATGTCAGAGTCCAACTATAAGCAGTTGAGTAGAAGAGGCAAAATTAACGTGGTACGTCCGGGTAAAGGTTTAGGCAGCTATGCTCTCGTGGAGATAGCGACAATGCCGCAAAGGTTTCAAGATAAAATAAAAGAAAAATACGGAGATATGAATTCAGAGATACTCAGAATGTGGTTCGCAAGCCACTTCCATATCGATGCGAAGGCACGCGGATTCTATACCCGGTTCCGTTTCGAGGACGGCAGCGCGTTACCCCCGGAGCATATAAACGAATATACCGTGAACGCCTCGGCGATACAGGCGGTTGTCGATGTGATGGCGGACACGGTTATTATGCGCCGTGCCATGAAAGGCGGTCCGGTCAACTGGAACGAGCTTGCGGGTGCCATCAACTATTACCGAGAGGAATTCGGCCACACGCTGCCCGTCAGCGTCAACCGTTTCAAGAGGAGGGTCAACGAGTTCAAGGCTCAGGGCTATGAAAGCCTTATCAGCCGCAAGTTCCGTAACCAGAACAGGCGCAAGGTCACCTACGGCATTGCCGACCTTATACGCGGTCTCGGAGCCATGACGGAGCATCCCTACGATACGGTGGTAGCCGAGATGTACAACCGGTTCGTGACCGGCGACCTCGAGGTGTATGATCCTGAAACGGGCGAGGTCTTCAACCCGGATGACTTCACCGACAAGTCCGGCAACCCTGTGGTGCTGAGCAAGGGCACCATAGCCAACTACCTCAAGCAGCCCAAGACAAGGGCACTGCTGGCACAGGTCCATCAGACGCAATGGGATTTCAACAACTCGCAGCGTCCCTATCATCTGCGCCGGAGTCCGAACTATGCCTTCAGCAAAATCTCGGCGGATGACCGTGACCTTCCACGCCCGATGCACGACGGGAGCTACGTGCACGCCTATTACGTGAGCGATGTCGCAAGCGGTGCTGTGGTAGGGTATGCCTACAACCGCAAGAAGGACAAAGACCTGTTCCTTGACTGTATGCGCAACATGTTCCAGACCTTGGACCGCAACGGATGGTACATGCCGGCACAGATAGAGGTCGAGCACCATCTGGTAAACAAGTTCACCGACGGGCTCATGCAGGCCGGCGTGGTGTTTCCTCTTATCAGGTGGTGTAACCCGGGCAACTCGAGGGAGAAGCGTCAGGAGCATGTCAACCGGGCGAAGAAGTACGGTGTGGAGAAACGCAGCCAGCAGAACATCGGCCGATGGTATGCTGCCCTCGAAGCCAACCGTCCGAAAGTTGAGAAGGTGTATGACGAACTTAACAATACCTACAAGGTACCGACCTACAGCTACGATCAACTGGTGGCCGATGACATAGCCGCCATAAACGAATACAACTCCCAGATGCACCCCAACCAGAAGAAGTTCCCGGGCATGACCCGCTGGGATGTGCTTTGCCGGTGCCAGAACCCGGATCTTGCACCGTGGGACAAGGCGGTGCTGTACCGGTTTATCGGTGAGCACACCGAAACGAGCGTCAAGCAGAACGCCTACCTGACGGTGCAATACAACCAGTACCGGCTGTCGAGTCCGGAGATCATTTCCAAGCTCGAGCCCCGTAACTATAAGGTTGACGCCTACTGGCTGCCCGATGCGGACGGTAATATCGGTGAGGTGTATGTCTACCAGAACGGGCGGCTTATCGACACCTGCCGGATGGTTGCCCGGTATAACGAGGCGACGGCCGAACAGACCGACGCTGACCGTGAGGCATACACGGAGCAGGCCAAGTATGTGGCGCAGTTCGACTCGATGGTGAGGAAAAATAAGATCCACCGGCTCGGGGTCACCCGGCAGGAGGTTGTCACTGCCATCAGGGAGGCAGAGGCGGTACCGGTTGAGATTACAGTCCCGGAAGCGGACACCGACTATTCGGAATACATGAATGTGGCGGGTGTGCAGGCTGACGCGGTAAACAGGATTTGAACAATATTAAAACAGCATTGAAATGGAGATAACAAACGAAATCAAGAAACGGATATCCGGAGCCATAGCAGCTGACCGTGAGAACTATCCGAGCGACAACCGCCATGCCACGGCATTGGGGATTGCGCCAAGTGTTTATAACGCCATAAAGAAGGGCAATTATGACCGTCAGGTGAGCGATGCCAACTGGATAGGCATTGCCCGGCGCTTAGGGGTCCAGCTCCGTACAGAGATGGAATGGACGGCGGCCATGACACCGACATACGCCTTCATCAGCAAGCAGCTCGAGGTGTGCCAGCAGAGCGGGCTCAGCGCCATTATGTGCGACATGCCCAATATCGGCAAGACGTTCACGGCAAGGGCGTATGTGAAGCAGCACCGCCATGCGGTTTATATAGACTGCTCGCAGGTCAAGACCAAACTCAAGCTCATACGCCAGATTGCAAAAGAGTTCGGTGTCGGCTCCTACGGCCGTTACAGTGACGTTTACGAGGATCTTGTGGCCTACCTGCGCACCATCGACACCCCTCTGGTAATCCTTGACGAGGCGGGCGACCTCCAGTACGAGGCTTTCCTTGAGCTGAAAGCCTTATGGAACGCCACCGAACGCTGCTGCGGGTGGTACATGATGGGTGCCGACGGGCTGCAGGAGAAGATAACCCGTGCCATAGAAGGCAAGAAGGTGGGCTATACCGAGATGTTCAGCCGGTATGGGGACACATACAGCAAGGTCACTCCTGACGACGCGAAAGAGCGCGAGAAGTTCATGAAGGCTCAGGCTGCCATCGTCGCCAATGTGAACGCTCCGTCGGATGCGGATATAAACCGCATAGTGAACGCCTCCAAAGGCGGCCTTCGCCGGGTATATACCGAAATAGAAAAAATGAGGAGGGCAGGGGTATGATGACGGTAATAGAGAAGCAATATATGGATGCGGTGATTGCCATGAACCGGCGATTACAGAGTAGTCAGCCTGACTGGGAACAGCGCAGGTATGAGATTGCCAAGGACGCGATGTGTGCCATATTAGGCAATCCCGCGATAGTTGATAAAGTGACGGAGGAGGGGGAACCGGCATGGGGCGCCCCGGTTGCCATCGCTAAAACCGCGGTGACTCTTGCCGGTCTGCTTGTCGAGGAACTTAAAAAACAAAAGAGCGATGACTAAGATAACACTTGAGGATCGGGGACAGGATTTCCTTTGGCTCGTGGTAGACAGCGCGTGCCGTGTAATTGATGCCGGGCCGTATCAAGGCCATATATGGTGTGGGGCTTATATCCCGTTGCCGGAGGTGAGGGTGGGAGAGCGGTGCCCGATCCATCACCCGCCGCATATAAACTTCGGCTATCTGAAATACCGGGTGGAGAAAATAGACAAAGAGTGCAAAGAGGAAAAACTAATAGAAGATGAAACTTAAAAGAGCATACAGCCCGGGTGAGATCCTGAGCATGAAAATCCCGAGCTACGAATTCACCGGGCAGTGGCAGGCGGCCATCGGCAACCCTGCAAAGAGCGGCACGTGGATAATATGGGGAGCCAGCGGGAATGGCAAGACCTCGTTCGTGATGCAGCTTGCCAAATATCTCTGCGGCTTCGGCAAGGTTATCTATGACAGTCTGGAGGAGGGAACGAGCCTGTCATTCCAGAAGTCCCTCAAGCGTCACGGCATGGAAGATACACGCAAGCGCCTCATGGTTCTTGACCGGGAGCCGATGGACCAGCTCAGCGAGCGCCTGAGCCGTAAGAAGAGCGCGCCGATCGTGATAATAGACTCCTTCCAGTACAGCGGCCTGAGCTATCAGGCATACTGCGAAATGAAGGAGCACCATTCCAACAAGCTTCTCATATTCATTAGCCATGCCGAAGGAATGAAACCCGAGGGTCGCCCGGCTAAGAAAGTTGAATATGACGCGGATGTGAAAATATTTGTCAGCTGCTTCAAGGCCATGTGCAAAAGCCGTTTTCTGGATCACCCGGGCGAACCGATCACCGTATGGGAGGAGGGAGCCGCAAAAGCATTACTCGATGAAGGACAGAAGAGCGATGAGGCGCAAGAACCTCCTTTATAAACTTCGCAAGAAGGGTATCAGGTGTGACACCAGATCCCGGTGCATCGAATACCCCTACGGCAAAGATCCGAGGCGGGTTCCTCAAATACGGCGTCTGATGCAAGAGTATAATTTTAACATTCAATTCGTGATAATATGAGCAAGAAAAAGACCATTATCAATCTGACTCCTCCCGGACGCATACACAAGGAGGGATTTGTCAGCAAAGGGCATGTGTGCGGCTATTGCCACGGCAAAGGGTGGTTTCACGGTGATCTGCATACAGATGAGACCGTGCCGTGCCCCGACTGCGGCGGTAGCGGTGAAGTAATGGCAATAGTGAGTATCGATTGGAAACCATCTAATAAAGTAAAAAATGAAGAAAAGTGATTTTATCATGCTATACCCTGATGTAGCGGAACAGGAAGTTGAGTTCAAGTATGTAATGCCTCGCAAGGAGGTTGAGGGCACGTTGCTCGCCATGTGCCGTTCTTTGGGAACGGGCTTGCTTGCCTATCAAAGTGCCGGCAAGCAGGCCATAGCATTCACGAGTGTGAAATTCCATCAGTTCAAGGAACGGATGGTGAAAGGTGCAGCCATGGTCGATCTGAACGGAGATAGGCATGAGGTTGTCAGCGACAGCCCGTTTATGTGCGGTGGAGAATTCTGTGTGCGTACCTTGCATGACGGGAAGGAAGTTGTTTGTCCATGTACATTTTTTAATCCCTCTAAATGAATGGGCGTACCGGATCAACACAACAATCTCCGTGAGATACTGCGTAAGAAGCGCAGCTCCGTTCTCCACCAGATGCAACTGCTCGATGTTGGCACGGCAGACTGGGGCAAAGTCGATGCCCTGTGTATGGACAGCCGGATAGCCGGTAAACGGTTCTGCCGGCTTGACTGTGACGAATGTATCTAACATTTGAAAAGGGACCCGGATAGCATTTGAAAAGGGGACCACCCGGGATGGGGATGCAAAGATAATTATATTTGTTGAGTCATCATTTCCTGAGTTTCTTTCATGCGGTATGATTTGCCTGTCATGTTAAGCAGTATAGCCTTGTGGGTCAGGCGGTCTACCATTGCGGTGACCAGTACTTTGTCATCAATAATCTCGTTCCAGCGGTTGAATGCGAGATTGGTGGTGACGACTGTCGTCTTCTTGTCGGTGCGGAGGGAGAGATGGTTGAAGAGCATCTCTGCGCCGGCCTTGTCGCAGGAGACGTAACCGAACTCATCACAGATGACCATGTCGTATCTCTCGAACTTGTTTTCCAGCGACCGGAGTGTCAAAGCGTTGCGGCATTCGCGTATCTGCGTGAG